TATTTGCTATAGTATTCGCTTTGATAAAGTCAACCTTAACGGGCTTTCTCAGGCTGTCTCTTAGCTTTCGCATGGCTTCTTTTTGGTGTTCTTTATCGAGCAATGCAAAGACCTCAAAGCCTTTATAGCCTGCTGCCTCTCTGAGTTCCTTAATTGTCTCATATACAAAGTCTTGGAACTCTTCCGCCTCAGGTTTGTTACTTCTCATGATAAGGCGGTATATGCCTTTTTCATTCAGGATAGCAACTTCCCTCGAACCTTTGTTTGTACCCACTTTATGGGTACTTTTGTATTTCGCTTTTAATGTCCTTATTGCCTTTTCGGCGTCTCTGTAACTCATGGCTTTTGCTATATCCCTTGCCACTGCCCACCATTCGCCGCCTTTTTCTACGAAACGGATATCATATCCGTTCCAGTTCTCTATTCTCACTAGTTGTCCTCCTTTATTGAAGTTCATTATTTTGAACCTTAAAGGCAAAAAAATAGTTGGCAATATCACAAGCCTCTATATTTAACACCTCTACGGCTTTAACTATTTCCTTTTGTTTAAAGGCTATTTTATTATTAAGTTTCATAGATACAGACCTTTCGGAAAGCCCCATTTTATCGGAAAATTCTGCCTGCGTTCCGCAAACTTCTCTTATTCTCCCGTTGAGCTTTGCATAATCAAACTCCATTTACTCACCCCCTCTCTTTTCGTGATTATTTGCAGGTTCATCTCTTTGAACTAACTACAGCATACACCCTAAAAATAACTTTGTCAACAAGAAAATTCAATTTTTTTAACTTTTTGTTGAACTTTTGAATTTTGAGAGTTATAATGGCTGTAAAATAAGGAGGTAAAAGCATGGAGGTAAAAAATAAAGTTTCGAGTACAGCAGAAAGACTGGCGGAATTTATGAAACAAGAAGGTTTGAAACAAGTAGATATTATTGATAAGTGCGAACCATTCCTTAAAAGGTACGGCGTAAAAATGAATAAATCAGACATAAGTCAATACTTATCTGGAAAGAGCGAACCTAACCAAAGAAAACTAGCCGTACTGAGCGAGGCTTTAGGTGTCTCGGTGGACTGGTTAATGGGGTATGATACACCCATGACAAGTGATCTTAATAACTTAACAATATACAAAAATATGAGCGAACAAATAGGAAAAGGAGTATCTAAAACACTATATGAACTTTTTCGAGATAAGCAAAGTGTAAAACCGATTTATTTAACCGAAACCAAAAATATTGAAAATACAAATCTTTTTAACTTTGTAAATGAGAGTAAAGCAACATATAAAACAAAAAATTTTAAAAAAACATTCATAACATATCTTCAAGACTTAGACGACACGGACTGGGAAACAATAGAAAAATTTACAGATATTTTAATGAGAATAAAAGAAAAGATTTAAAAATAAACTCCTATATGATATACTTTGCTTACAACTAAATATATCAAGGAGGTTTTAGTTATGAAACGAATTAGTCTTTTATTCGTTTCTGCTGCCCTAACCGTTGCAATGAGTTTAACAGCCTTTGCGGGACAGTGGAAATCGGATAACAGAGGGTACTGGTATCAGAAAGACGATAACAGCTACCCTATTTTGTCATGGCAAGAAATAGGCGGTAAGTGGTACTATTTCGGTTCAGACGGCTATATGGCAGCAAGTCAATGGGTAGGAAACTACTATGTTGGTTCGGACGGTGCAATGCTCACCAACACAACTACACCGGACGGATACAAGGTAGGGGCAGACGGAACATGGATACAAAACAGTTCCAGCTCAACTGCTGCCAATAACGATAACAATAATAGCACGGACGGACTTATACCTGCCATAAGCCGCACGCCTTTTGAAGGCTATACAGTTGTTGTAAATACAAGCACAAAGAAGTACCATGTTCCAGGCTGTCGAGATGTGAAGAAAATAGCTGACAGGAACTTGGGCTATTCAAAAGACATAGCAGCCCTTGAGGCGGCAGGATATCAGCCCTGTAAGGTTTGCCACTAATTAATCCCTAGGACATCACCTAGGGTATTTTTATATTCAAGGAGGTTAAAATATGGCTAATGCTGTACGCTTGCCCTCGGGTCGTTGGAGGGTAAAGGCTTACGATTATAAGGATAAGGACGGTAAAGAGCACTATGTATCCTTTACCGCAGACACTAAGAAAGAGGCAGAATATCAAGCCTTGCTTTTTTCTATGAATAAGAAAAAAGTTAAAACAGAAAATCAGGATCTAACTTTAGAAAAAGCAATGCTTAAGTATTGTGAAATGAAAAGCAATGTACTATCTCCGACTACATTGGCGAACTATAAAAGGCTTATTTATAACGCTTTCAAAGATTATTTATCTTTATCAATTAAAAAGTTTGACTCGGAGCTTGTGCAAAGGTGGGTAAATGATTATTCAATTAACAAAACCCCGAAAACAGTCCGTAATACATACGGCTTTCTTTTTGTTGTGCTTAAATCTTTTCTGCCTGATTTAAGCATAAAAGTAACCCTGCCGCAAAGGGTTAAACCGTCTTTATATGTGCCTACCGATAATGATATAAAGGCTATTATAGATTACTTATCTGATAATGATAAAGAGATGTTAAAAGCGGTTTATCTTGCCGCATTTGGCACATTAAGAAGGTCTGAGGTATGCGCCTTGACTGCTGCCGATGTAGAAAGAAATGTGATCCACATCAATAAAGCACTTGTCCAAAACGAGAAAAAGGAATGGGTAATTAAGACAACTAAGACCGTTTCAAGTATTCGTGATATAGACTTGCCCGACAGCGTTATGAAAGTATTTCCTAAAAACGGCAGACTCGTTGATATCAACCCTGACCAAATTACCCACCGTTTTGCTAGAGTGCTTAAAAAGCTTAAAATACAGCCGTTCCGCTTTCATGACCTTAGACACTACGCCGCAAGTATGCTGCACGCAATAGGCGTTCCAGACGTGTATATAATGCAGAAAGGCGGCTGGTCATCCGACAGTACGCTAAAGAAAATATACAGAGGTGTAATGGATGATTACAAAGAAAAATTTGATAAGAAAGCGTTCGAACATATAGACAGTTTAACAATTGACCGTACACAAAACCGTACACAAGAAATAAAAAAGCCTTAAAAATAAAGACTCTTTGAATATATCCCACGGGTTCGATTCCCGTCAGTAGCTTAAAAAGGCCTTGTATATCAAGGCTTTTTTTGTTGTATAGAAGTATAACTTCAACTCTATGATTAAATTTTATGAATTAAATACTGCAACCAATTATCCAACTTTTTATTTAGGTGTTTCTTTTACTACTTGCACAAATATCATGCTCTTTATCATTCCAGATAACATAAAAAACTCCGTCTTCCAATATACCTATAAGTCTATGTTTCCCATTTATTCTAAGTGAAAACACTTCATCTTCATACAGTTTTATTTCCCTCGCTCTGTTTTGTGCCGCTTTACTCAAATCACTAATTTTTAAATAATGTGAATTAGTACCTATTCTTTTGCCACCGGTTGCTAATTTAATTTTTCCCCAAGTCATTTTCTCGTATGCGGATAAATGATCTAACAACTCTCCTACTGCTTCTTCTCTTTCATGTTTTATCGGAAATTCCTTATCCCACCTATTAAATCTCCATGAAGGGGATTTCACATCCTGATTCAGCAAAGAACTATCAATAACAGTTTTCCTGGTATTTCCGGTTTTTTCTACTATTTTTATTTTCTTAGATTTACTCATCTATCAAACCACCATAATATTGCTGCATACTCTCTTTGCTTATTATATTTGATGAAGGCTCGCCATCTCTACATCCTGACCTTGCCACTTTCCATGGCGCTTCTTTATGAGTCAACTCGCTCAACCAATGTGGCGCCTTATCTCCATAAGTATCTAATACAATGTCTATGTTATCTACTTCAGCCGGTTTAAGATTATCCTTATTACCTTTAGATATATCCGATAGTTCAAATACACCTTTATGAAGGTTGTATAGTTCCCTGCAAACAGGACCATTAGCCCATGCTTCAAACTCTTCATCAAAAAGCGGCTTATCATCCCACGCCAATGTCCATGCCTGAGTATAATATAGTAATTTTTGTAACTTCATTGTGGTCAATTGACCTTTTTTATCTAATATATACTTAGCCACATCATATATTGTTGCCATATTGACCTCCTATATGTTTATACTTTTTTATATTTTTTTCAATGCCAATATAACATATATAAATAAAACTGTATATATACATCTTATACAAACTCATGTTCTAGTTTTGATATTTTTTTACTGTTTTTATTAAAAAAAAGCACTCCCCTATGTACCGTTTTCTAAGTGTTATACTATATTTGATAAGCCCTTGGTATTGATACCTGAAAAGTACCTTTAGTAATTCCCCTAAATTTAATTATTTATTCCTGTATATGGCAGTATTTGCAAGTAGTTTTTATCTTGGCTCCTAACCAATAATCTAAAGCAAAATAAGTTTGATAATATTGATTACATCATTAAAAAGCGGTGGAATAGCAACCCTCATTGCCTGAGGAATTATTATCCTTGTAACTAACTGCATATTGCTCATCCCAAGCGAGTACGCCGCCTCCTTTTGACCTTCATCCACTGAAAGAAGTGCCGCTCTGATACTTTCTGCCATAAAAGCACCTACATTAAGACTTATAACTATGGCTACAGCCGTCATAGGAGACATATTCCTTATTATGCTCGAATATATTGCAACACCGAAGTAAAAGAAGTAAAGCTGTGCAACTATGGGAGTACCTCTCATAATTGATATATAGACATAGGCTAACTTATCCAAAACTTTTACCTTATAGTAAATCACTACAGCAAGCAAAGTTCCGATAATCAAAGCAAAAAATATGCCGACAGCTGTTTCTATTTTGTATTGCTAGGGATGTCATGATAAATTCCACTAGCTTGAGTGCAATGAGTGCTATCATCCATAATGGAAATAACCCTTTTCGATAGAGTGCATAGCAAGAAGTTATGATATAAAAAAAATCGCAAAACACATCTGCTGCCGCACCAAGATTGCTTTGCACATGGAATGCCCGCGCAGCTTTTCCGTCAAAAAAAACGCTTGCGGCAATAGCCGGAAAAAAGTGCTTTCGCTTGCACCTATTTTTTCGGCGATTATTACAGAGGAAATATAATCGGATGCATCAAGAAGTACATTCAGAATACTTATTATCTTTGAGTCACCGATATTCATGACTTATATTATGTATCGACTTTTCCGAAATTGTAAAGAAAAAGTAAATTTTTATTGACATTAAGAGTTGTTGTCATTTTGTTTATGGGGAAAGTATAAACATGTTTTATATTTTCATTTTTTTAAATGATATGATACCGATAAGATTTTATTAATCGGAATAATTCAGATTGATACTATTAAGAAAAACATCGCCTGACACGGTTTTCAAAATCGATATTTGTTTTCATTAAAAAAACTACCCTACTCTCCCTTTCCGTGAAAATCCGGCAGCAAACGCAATTCCTTTGTCTGCCGCCGAACCGTGTCGTTTCTGTTACAAACCGCTTACTTTGCCGCGTTTTTTCCCGCGATGCGGCCGAACACGATGATGTCGGCGATCGCGTCGCTGCCCAAGCGGTTTTTGCCGTGGACGCCGCCGGTTACTTCTCCCGCGGCATACAAACCGGGGATTACCGTACCGTCGGTCTTTATGACTTGCGCTTGGCTGTTGATTTTGACGCCGCCCATCGTGTGGTGTACTGCGGGCACAGCTTTCAAAATATAAAACGGCGCTTTTTCGATCGGAAAGGTTAAACTGCGTTTATTGAATTCGGGATCTTTGCCCTCTGCGACGTAGCTGTTGTAGCGGTTTACGGTCGCGATCATCTCCTTCGCATCGATGCCGAAAAATGCCGCCGCTTTTTCAAGCGTATCGGCTTTTACCAAAAGCTTGTTTTTGTACAGATAAGCGATTTCGGCCGCGTGGTTTTCTTCCAGATGGCTTTCTTCGTATCCTTTTTGATCGATGATTTCATAGCAACAATGTCCCGTCTGCGCTTTGATCGCCATGGACATAACGTCGCGCCGTCCGAGTTCTTCGACAAAGCGCTTGCCTTCTTTGTTTACGATAACGCTGTGGCCGTAGAGGCGTGCGTCGTCAAAATACAAAAGCGTGCCCGTAAGCGGATCGCATATCGGGTAGGTTTGGATAT